GATCAGTTAAAGGGCTTGCGGCCGGGGAAACCCGGTAAGCGCACCTTCCTTGAGATCGGCTCGTTCGAAGGCCGCAGCGCCGTCTGGATTGTTGAGAACATGATGAACCCCGGCGACTGGATTGACTGCGTCGATACGTGGGAAGGCAGTGAGGAGCATAAGAACGGAGAGCTTAGCGGGGCCGAAGATCGGTTCGATCACAACATCATCAAGGCGCTCGACTGTCAGTCAGCGGAGCACCGTAGCCGCGAAGGTAGTTGGGGCCATACTCGGTTTGCCGGCCCCGGTCCAGAAGCAGAGAACAACCGCGTCTACAAGTACAAGAGTACGGCTACCGAGTTTCTGGGGCGCAAGCTGGCACACTGGTTCGATGGTAAGAACCTCTATAACTTTATCTACATCGACGGGAGCCATGTCGCCAAGGATGTGCTGACCGATGCGTGTATGGCGTGGCCGCTGCTGAAGCAGGGCGGCTTGATGGTGTTCGACGACTATCTGTGGGGTGAGAGCCGAGACATCCTGCACCGCCCTCGCTTGGCGGTGGACTTCTTTGTGAATATCTTTGCAGAGTCGCTTGACATTGTTCACATAGGTCATCAGTTTGCGGTGCGTAAGAAGTGACAGGCAACATCGTTATACGCCCCCGTAAACCTGCTGGATGGTGGACGCCCGGAAGGCGGCAAGAGATTTGGGATATGTACGTAGCTGGTGAGCCCTTTGAGGTTATTGCCAAGTACTTTGGAGTGAGCATCTCCGCCGCGCAGCGGCAAGTTTACGCCCATAAGAAGGAGCAATCCAAGTGAGTGATGAAGTGAAAGTGAAGCCGGTGGACCCGGATTATAAAATCCCCAGCATCATGGTGGCGACACCCATGTACGGTGGCATGTGCACTGGGGCTTACGTGCAGGGCTTGCTCTTCACGATGGCCAAGATGCGCGAAGTGGGGGTGAATATCTTCTGGTGCCAGATCACCAACGAGAGCCTCATCACCCGTGCCCGCAACGAACTGGCGCGTGTCTTCCTTGAGAAGGAGATCGACTACCTGATGTTCATCGACGCCGACATTGGCTTCGATCAGAACGCTGTGGCTATGCTGTTAGCGGGAGACAAGGACATCGCGTGCGGTATCTATCCCAAGAAGGAAGTGAACTGGGAGAGCGTCAAGAAGGCAGCGCGTGAGGGCAAGAACGACCTGCACGACCACGCTGGCGCGTTTGTGTTCAACATGGTGGGCAACAGCCACCAAGAGACGGACGAAGACGGCTTCATCGAGGTGCGCCACGGCGGCACGGGCTTCATGCTCATCAAGCGCCGTGTTTTTGAGGAGCTTGCTCCGCATGTGCCCACCTATCGGGTATCGTCATTCTTTGATCCGGAGAAGGGGGAGTATGCCAAGCCCCTGACCCATGAGTTTTTCGCAACGAGTATCGACGACAGCGGAGCGTTGCTGTCCGAGGATTATCACTTTTGCGAACTTTGGCGGAAGCACGGCGGCAAAATCAATGCCCACCCGTTCATCCGTCTAACCCACACCGGCACGTACACCTATGATGGTGACATTCTAAAGTCCGGTGGTAACCTCAAGTAGGAGCAAGCGAATGACGACGAAGACTAACAAAGCGAAAGACGTGAAGACACTACTTAGGAGGGGTCTTTCCACTAAGGATATTACCAATCACATGGCGGTAAGTCCGGGCTACGTCTGGCTACTGAAGAAACAGATGGCCGAAGAGAAGGCGGAAGAAAACGACGACAACATGGTGCGTCCAAGGGTTGTAAGTACGCACCCGCATAAGATGCGACGTGTTACGAAAGAACACGCAGAACACCTTAAGGGACTGGACCCTAAAGTCCGAGCAGAACAGATCGAGATACTGGACCGTGATCGGCCTGCGTACTTTAGAGACGCAGAGGCAACCCTGACGGAGCGTGACTACCCGGAAGCGAAGTCCGAGCTGGCCAACATGCTGCCGGAGGAATACTTAGAGCTGCTCCACAGCTTGTCTAGCGGTAAGGGCAAAGAGCGCGTAGCGCCTAAAGTTGATAAGGTAGATGCAACCCTGACGGAGCGCGGCGAGGACTACGGTAACTACGCCAATAAGGCGGTGTTCATTCAGGAGGTGAAGTATCTTATGCGGAGCGGCCCCAGTTGGGATACCATGGACCCCGACATGCGTGAGAGCATGGATATGATTGCCCATAAGATGGGGCGTATCGCTTACGGTGACCCGTCGCACCTAGATAGCTGGGTAGATATCGCCGGTTATGCTAAGCTGGTCTCAGACCGACTACAAGGCACGTCGAGATAAGGCTAAAATAATGACAGCGTGGTCCTATAGCAGCATCAAAACCTTCGATCAGTGTCCAAAGAAGTACTACCACCTCAAGGTGGTTAAGGACGTCAAGGATACTCCGGGGGAAGCTGCTGACTATGGGACCGCCGTCCACGAAGCGGCTGAATTGTTTATTACGAAGGGGGCACCCATCCCTGAGAAGTTCGCATTTATGAGAACTTTTGTTGAGCCGCTGGCGAAGAAGCAGGGCACCAAGTACGCTGAGATCAAGGTAGGTGTGGCCAAGATCGGGGATGAGTTTCAACCCCGTGGCTTCTTTGGTAAGGACGTCTGGTACCGGGGCATCGCTGACTTGCTCATCGTGAATGGCAGCAAGGCGTGGTTGGTGGACTACAAGACCGGCAAGAACGCCAAGTACGCGGACATCAAACAGCTAGACCTGCTGGCTGGGGCCATCTTCGTTCACTTCCCTAAAGTCGAGACCATCAACTCTGCTCTGCTGTACGTTGTTAGTCAGGATATGCCGAGGAAGATTCACCATCGAGAGCAGCTGCCCATCTACATGGGTGTGTTTGACGAGCAATTGGATAGGCTGGAGGCAGCTAAAGAGAACGGTGTGTGGAACGCCACCCCCAGTGGGCTGTGCGGGTGGTGCCCGGTTGAGACGTGTGAACACTGGCGGCCACGGAGGCGCGGATGAAACTGCTAAGCCTGAAGCCGGAGCTTGATGATTACCATCAGAGTAGGGCTAACAAGCACGGCTACCTATACTACCTTACCCATATAATTGGGCCGAGCAAAAGGTGGCCAGATTTGGTAGAAGGGAAGTCACTTGCCACGGGGCGCATCGTCACCCTGATGGCTCCGTACTTTGAGACGAAGGAGGTAGAGGGTGGCTAGGGATTACAAGGCGGAGTACGAGAAGTATCAAGGTACGCTGGTGCAGAAGCGCAACCGGGCCAAGCGCAACGCCGCCCGAGCGAAGCTCACGAAAGAAGGCAAGGTCAAGAAGGGCGACGGCATGGATGTCGCCCATGTCCGTGCGTTTGATAAGGGTGGCGGTAACGGTGACGGCTTGCGTGTCGAGTCCAAGAGTAAGAACCGGTCGTTCCAACGTGATGGTAAGAACAATCTGGTGTCGGAGACCAGCAAGCGCGAACGCAAAAACAAGTAACCTGCTAGGAGCAAACTAGTGCAGATTATCGAAGGAAGGGCGCTGCTCGTCAGCGTTGATGACCCGTCTGTTATTACATCTGTAGTAACAAAGAGCGCTCGCACCAGCGAAGGTGTGTTGGTGAACTGGGGCTACAAGGAAGCGAAGGCACTGGTGAAGCTGGGGATAGATGCCCCGTCGCCTATCCTGCGCGACTATACGTGGACCGGGCGATACACCCCTTTTGACCATCAGAAGATCACGTCGTCGTTCTTATCTCTGCGCGAGCGGGCGTTCTGTTTCAACGAACAGGGTACGGGTAAGACCGCTAGTGTCATCTGGGCTGCCGACTACCTAATAAAGAAGGGGCTCGTGAAGCGAGTGCTGGTGCTGTGCCCGCTGTCCATCATGAAGTCGGCGTGGCAGCAGGATGTTTTCAAATTCGCTATGCATCGTTCGTGTAGCGTGGCGCATGGCGCTGCAAAGCAGCGCGGGAAAGTTATCCGGGCCGGAGCAGATATTGTCGTCATCAACTTCGATGGCGTGGCGACCGTGCTTGAGGAGATCATAGCTGGCGGCTTCGACCTTATCGTCGTGGACGAGGCGTCGGCGTACAAGAACGCGCAGACCAACCGCTGGAAAATCCTGAACAAGATTGTGAAGGAGACTACGCCACGAGTCTGGATGCTTACGGGTACGCCAGCAGCGCAGTCACCACTGGATGCTTACGGTCTGGCGCGGTTGTTAGAGACACCCAAGTGCCCAAAATATTTTGGGTCTTTCCGCGACAGCGTGATGATGTCGGTCAGCAAGTTTAAGTGGGCACCCAAGCCTAACGCAAACAAGATCGTGCACGAGATGCTTCAGCCGGCGATACGGTTCGAGAAGAAGGACTGCCTTGACCTACCCGACGTTGTCCACGTCGAGCGAGAGGTAGAGATGACCCCTCAACAGCGCAAATACTACAATCAGCTTAAGAGCCAGCTGCTTATCGAGGCAGCGGGCGAAGAGGTCAGCGCCGTCAACGCCGCCACGCGGGTGAACAAGTTGCTCCAGATCAGCGGAGGCGCGGTCTATACGGATGATGGGCAAGTGCTGGAGTTCGATGTCTCCAACCGTATCACGGCGGTGCTGGAGGTTATCAACGAGACGTCCAACAAGGTGCTGGTCTTCGTCCCCTTCACCCACACCATCAACATACTGGTAGCTAGGCTGGAGAGGGAGGGCATTAGCTGTGACGTCATTAGCGGTAAGGTGCCGGTCAACCGCCGTAGCGATATCGTCACCAAGTTTCAGAACGACCCTGATCCGAAGGTGCTGGTTATTCAGCCGCAGGCCGCCAGCCATGGCCTTACCCTTACGGCGGCAGACACAATAATCTGGTACGCACCGGTCACGTCAGTGGAGACCTACCTGCAAGCCAATGCCCGCATCAACCGCCCCGGCCAGAAGAACGCCATGACGATTATGCACATCCGGGGTAGCGAGGTGGAAGCCCACCTGTACAAGATGCTCCAAGGTAACATCGAAAACCACGAGCGGTTGATCGACCTGTACAGAAACATACTTGACACGGTCTAAGACCGCTGCTACTTAAGCAATCCCGGCAACCATAAGGAGCAAACCATGTCGGATAATGTAGACATCGAGAGTATGGTGGAGGTGTACCGGAAAATCCGTGACACCATTGCCGAGCGTAAAGAACAGTTTGAAGCAGAGCTTGAGCAGCTTAACAATAGCCTCGAAGCTATATCCGCAGCTATCTTGGAGTTCTGCAACGCACACAATCTGGATAGCGTTAAGACCCCGATGGGCACTGTGTCTCGTCGTGTTCAGACCCGCTACTGGACTAACGACTGGGAGTCTATGTACAACTTTGTAGTCGAGAATAACGTCCCGTTTATTTTTGAGAAGCGTATCCATAACGGGAACATGCAGCAGGTGCTGGACGAGAACCCAGACCTGATGCCGGCGGGCCTTCAGCTCGACCGCAAGTTCGTAATTCAAGTTCGCAAACCTAGCAAAAAAGGTGAATAACCATGAGCAACCTGACTATCTTTGCAGAAGCATCTAACGTCCAGACCGTGCGTCGGCAGTCCAAACTGCTGGACAAGATGGGTAGTAGCGGCGGTAGCCTGCGTCGTATCGGCCTGAACACCAACGGCACCTTCAAGCGCATCGTGGGCGGTGAGCAGATCGGTAAGGCAGTCCCGCATCAGCTGGACATCATCATCGTTGACCTGCTGGCCGAACCGTCGCGCCAGTTCTACGGCTCCAAGTACGACCCCAGCGCAGCGGCCACATTGCCTGACTGCTGGTCGAACGATGGTAAGACTCCGGATATCAAGGCTACTGGTCGGCCCGCTTCCTCCTGCGTCGCTTGCCCTAAAAACGTCGAAGGTTCTGGCGACAACGGTAAGGGTCGCGCCTGTCGCTACCTGCGCCGCATCGCTGCGCTGGTAGTTGGTGACTCATCTGGTGAAGTTTACCAGATGCAAATCCCGGCGGGCTCCCTGTTTGGTAAGGGTACGGACAACGTCCACCCGTTCGAGAACTACAAGAAGTTCTTGCTGGCCAACGGCGAAGCTGTGGATACCGTCGTCACCCGTGTGATGTACGACCTTGACGCAGATACCATGAAGTTGAAGTTCACCCCGGTGCGCCTGCTTACCGAGGTGGAAGCTGGCTTTGTGGACGCTGCACAGGAAGACCCCGAGACCAAGCGCTACGTGGGCCTTACTGTGGTGGAGACTGGTGGCCAGAAGGCTATCGCTGCGCCTGCCGAACCAAAGACAATTGAAGTTAAGGCTATCCCCGCTGCACCTGCTGCACCTGCTGGTAACCCCTTCGGTGACGATGAGGACGAAGAGGAAGAAGCTCCTGCTGCTCCGGTGAAGCGCGCTTCGCCTAAGCGCAACGTGGCAGGCACTACTACTGCTAAGCCCGAGCTAAAGCAGGTCATGGCCGCATGGTTGGACGAACCAGATGAGGGTGAGGAGTAAGCCATGCGAGGCTACAGTATTGAAGTAGCCGAGGCTATCTGGAGAGGGGATCAATCCCGTCTAGGGGTGCGTTTGGGCAAAGCTTGCGTCAATCGCCGTATCTCGGTAGCGAAAGTTGCCGAGACCCTAGGGGTGACGCGTCAAACGATCTATAACTGGTTCGTAGGCGCGTACGACCCTGCCGAGTCCCATCGGGAAGCGGTAGAGAAGTTTTTAGCTAGCCTCGACTAACATACGCAAAGAGAGCAGAACTGGCGGGTTTTCCCCGCAGCGGTGAGTTACGCCCTATGGACTTCGACCTTTTACAGCACGTCCAACCTACGTCTGGCCATTTCGCCATCGTCGGTATTAAGGACGGTCGCGTACGGCAGACGCTCGTACCGACCCGAGAAGAGGCGGACGCAGCAATCGAGACTTATTTACAAGGAGGTAGAGATGTATACTTCGGTGTAGCAAAATACGTAGAGTCAACCAGCAGGACTCAGGAAAACGTACAGGCTCTCAAAGCTTTCTGGCTGGATATCGACTGCGGGCCGAGCAAAGACTACGACACGCAGGAAGCGGGGTTAAAGGCGCTTGGGAAGTTCTGCACGACCGTAGGTCTGCCCCGCCCCACTTTGGTGGACTCCGGCCATGGCTGGCATGTCTACTGGGTGCTGAACCAAGAAGTTAGTCGTGCACAGTGGGAGCCAGTGGCGTCACGGCTGCGCGAGGTCTGCCGCACCCAAGGGTTGCGTGTGGACGAGAAGGTCTTCGAAGCGGCGCGCATCCTGCGCGTACCGGGTACGTTCAACCTGAAACGCGGCGGGCAGGCTCCTGTCACCATAGCGCATGTTGGAGGCCCCCTCGACTTCGACGCTTTCTGTAAGCTGCTTGGGGTAGCACCTCCTGCACCTGCTGCACCGGGCAAGTCTATCTTTGACCCGAACTACAAGGCTCCGCCTGAACAGCAGGCAAAGCTGGACGGGGTGGGCTACAGCTTCAAGCGTATCATGAAGCGGTCGATAGTGGGCGAAGGCTGCGCTCAACTGGCTCACGCCTTTATCAACAGGGAGACCGTGGACTACAACGAGTGGTTCTACGCCCTGTCGGTGGCTGCGATGTGTGAGGATGCGTCTACAGCAGTCCATTTTATGTCGGAAGGTCATCCCGGCTACGACCCGGGAGAGGTAGACAGGAAGGTAGCCACCATCCGGAAGACAACTAGCTGCGCCCGGTACAAGGCTACAAACCCGGACCGCTGCGAAGGGTGCAAACACTTAGGTAAAATCTCCAGCCCGCGCGACCTTGGTAAAATCCCCAAGGTAGCCACCAACAACCTCAAGGTGGAGCAGATACTAGGAGAGGTCCGGACGTTCGAGATACCTGAATACCCGAGACCTTACTACCGAGGCGAAGGCGGCGGTGTCTGGGTGATGCCGCAAAAGAACGAAGCTGGAGAACAGCCAGACCCAATCTGTCTTTACCCCTTTGACCTGTATGTGGTGAAGCGCATCACAGACCATGCCGACGGGGGATACAAAGACCACGTGCTTATCCGCCTGCACCTACCCAACGACGGGATACGGGAGTTTACGCTCCCTATGATGAAGGTCTCGGTCTTTGACGAGTTCCGCAAGATAATGTCGGACGGGGGTGCTTACATCCGGGGGAAGAAAGCAAACATACTGCACGACTATATCATGTCATCGGCGGATATGCGCCTAGAGAAAGATAAGGCAGAGATCATGAGACAGCAATTTGGATGGGTAGAAAACAACAGTCGGTTCGTCATTGGCGACCAAGAGATTACCGCGACGGGGCATATTTACTCGCCGCCGTCAAAGACCACGCAGAAGCTGGCTAAATTTATTGGTCCGGTGGGTAAGCTGGATAAGTGGAAAGAAGCAGCGGCGCTGTTTAATACGCCGGGTATGGAGCCACATGCGTTTGCAGCGCTGAGTGCCTTTGGCGCTCCGCTTCTGAAGTTCCTCAATCAGACTGGGGCGGTCATCAACTTGTACAACCCGCGCTCCGGTACGGGTAAATCGACTGTGCTTAACTTGGTGAACAGCGTCTACGGGCACCCCAAGAACCTACGTTTGGCGCAGAAGGACACGCTTAACGGGCGACTGCTCTGGGTGGGTATCCTTAATAACATGCCTGCGACCATGGACGAGCTGACCAACATGTCGCCGGAGGAATACTCTGAGCTGCTCTACGGCCTGTCTAACGGTAAGGGCAAAGAGCGCATGGTGTCTGGCACCAACGAGCTACGCGAGAACAACACCACATGGCAGACCATCACCGTATCCACGGCTAACGCGTCATTTGCGGAAAAGCTGTCCGTGCTAAAGCGCGCTCCAGAAGGTGAGATGATGCGCCTCATGGAGTACCCCATTGGTCTCGTTGAGGCTGTCGGCACCGAGTACGGTAAGCAGATGTTCGACATGGTGTTGCTGGAGAACTACGGTCACGCTGGACCTATCTACCTGCGGCACATCATCTCCAAGTTGCCAGAGGTGCTGGCGAAACTAGAGAACACACAACTTAAAATTGACCGTGAACTGAAGCTTCTCCCGCGTGAGCGCTTCTGGTCTGCCACCATCGCCGCCAATCTCGTCGGGGCTATCTACGCCAAAGAGTGCGGCCTTATCGACTGGGACCTAAAACGCATCTATCTGTGGGTCTGCCAGCGGCTTGAGGTTATGCGTGGGGAGGCCGAAGCTCCGCTAGATGACGTCGAGCAGATTCTGGGGGACTACTTGTATCGTAGCATACAGAACATCTTGGTTATCGACGACGGCGACGCGCGCAGCAAAGCTAAGCCGCTGCCGAAGCGCGAACCGAAGGGTGAGTTGCTCGTGCGCATTGAGCCCAACACCAAGATGATGTACGTCTCGGTCAAGCAGTTCCGGGAATATTGTGTGCGGTTCCAGATTAGCTACGCAGAGACGACGCGCAAGCTGAAGGAGAGCGGTCGCCTGCTGAAGAACAAGACGTACCGCATGACCAAGGGCACCAATATTACGGTGGACGGGGTCCACTGCCTGTGGCTGAAGATCGATGAGGACCTGCTCGACCTTGATTTGTACATAGACCCTGATGAAGATTGAGGGTGTCTTCTACGATATAGACTGGGCGGCTTTTCCAAAGGGCCAGTCAGTCTTTATCCCCTGCTTGGATACCCAAGGGGGTAAGGACAACGTCTACCAAGAGGCGCAGCGTCTGGAGGTGGCCGTATTCGTTCGGGGAGAGACGCACAAAAACATAAAGGGATTGCGTCTCTGGAGACTCTGATATAATAGCGGAGCTGGAAGTTTGCTCCTTCCGTGTTGCGCTCCCCCGGCAGATTGACCCCCTGCCGGGGGTTTTTTATTTGCCTTGTAGGCGGCGCGTAATAATGTCCTGAGCAACCATATTTTCAGGGTCAATACCCCCTACGCTTTCGGCTTGTTCATCAAGGCTTGCGTTGAACGCATCGGCCATAGAATCGCCACCAATGGGTTTATTCGGGAACTTACGGCTAAAGACATCCGCCGCATCATACGCTTTACGTAGCTGCGCCTGACTGGCTTCATCCCTTTTTTCCGTGAAGCGCTGCTCTGCCCGCTTCACTTGCTGGAGCAAAGCGCTGCTTTCTTCGTCAATTCCCTTATTAATCTGGTTGGCTTCGAAGTTCTGCTTCTGCATCTCGTAGGTCTCGGTGCTGCCGAAACCAAGGACTTGGCTGAAAAGTTTACCTTCGGTGTAGAAGTCCGCGTCCTTGAGGACCTTGCCGTCGATGGTCTTCAGACCTTCTGACTCCAGACGCGAAGCGCGCACAGCACCCTTGACGAACGCAGGGAGCATAAGCTCCATGGCACGAGTCGTATTGCCTTCTTCGTACAGCTGCACCCCACGGGTCATGTTGCTGATAAGGCCGCCCAGCGGACCCAGCATCTGGTTGTAGAGTACCTCCTTGAACTGCCCTTCCAAGTTGTCGGCTTTGATATCGCCACGGAAAAACAGCGAGTTCAGCGATGTAGAAGCAGCAAGGTTCATATCGCTAAGGGCCGAGATGGGGCCGAACTTGATGCTGCGTTCCAACAGCGCCGCCAACTCAGGAGAAAGACCAAGCGCATCACCTACGCTGCTATCCGGACCGAACGTCTCCGGCAGCCAGCTGTTCTCGAACCAGAACCTAAGATCGACCTTACCGACCGGGTTACCCTTGTCGTCTTCGTAAGGAGCGAAATCGTCGTCATCGCGCCACATCTCGCGCGCAGCTTCAGCCGCCATCATGAACACGCCGTACAGCGGCAAGCCAGTCAGACCTGCGTACATCGCCGTCATACCAAGGGTACCAAACAGCCGCTTGGCTGCGCTCATTTTCCCTTCGGGGCTGCCGATTAGGGGCAGCATGTTCTTGGCGTTACGTAGAAGGTAGGAGGTCATCATGACTGGGTAGGTCATGAACTGGAAGGCAACGCGCCCCACTGGGTTCTTGAAGGCGCGGGGCTTGTTGTAGTTGCTGTAGTTGAACATGGTCTCACGCGTCACCTTCAGTGCGCGCTCCATGGCCTTCTCCTTGGCAGCGGTGTCGCTCATACCGCTCTTTTTTGCCTGCTCGTACGCCAGCTCAAAGCTGGTCATGTACATGATCTGGCGGTTCATATTCTCCATCTGGTGGAAGCCAGCGGACATAAACTGCATCATGGCATCGCCACCTTGCTTGACAGCGGATACCACATCGCCTTCTTTCAGCGCCGACTTGATGGTGCCTACCTTGGTGGGGCGCGAAGCCGTTTCGTTCAGGTCGCTGATGAATGTGGACGCAAAGGTCCCCCGCTGGTCGGCGTAGTCGTAGGCTTCCAGCAGCAACTTGTGCTTCTTCGGGTCTGACTTAGCCAAGTCCTGCATAAACTTGGAGTCACGCATGTTGATGTTGAACTCGGAGATGATGTCGCCGTTGTTGTCCTTGCGGTGGATAGCCAGCTTGTTACCTAGAATGATGTCCATGCTGTAGCGTCCAGCGATGTCCATAACCTTGCGGAAGCCAAACTCGTCCGACAGGACCGGCAAGCCCACCGTGTGCAGCTGCGTAGCTTGGATGAGCGCCGACTTAGGTGCGGTCAGCATCCACAGGAAGACGAACTTGTTACCCAGCCCAGCAAACTTGTCGAGCAGACCATAGAAGCCGCCACGGACCGGCGGGTCGATCTCGGCATCTGCCCGCATAGATATCTCGTTTACAAAGGGCTCCATGGCGACGCGGTCAGGTGTCTTTTCAATTTCCTTCCTGAGCGCCGTCTTAGCGTTTCGAACTTGGTGGGCGTAGGACAACCGCGCCAGCTGACTAGCAGCTCGACTCTGGGAGTTAGAGAAGTCGCGCAGGGCATCCATACCAAAACCGGTGACGTAGCGGCGGTGGCTAAACCGCTTACGCATATCACCTTCTGGGAGAGCGAGCAGGTACATTTGAAAGATGGTGTCTTTCAGCGCTTTGACCTCCGCCTCACTTTGTAAGCTGTTGGAACCCAGCTGGTCGAAGACATCTTTCAAGGCCGCACTGGCGTCATTACCCTTTGTCAGGTAGTCCGTGACTTCCTCGTAGTCGTTACCCTTGTCCATGTCGCGCAGGTCGTTTTCTGCCTCCATGTCGCGCTTGCGCTGGGCAAAGGCCATGTCGCGCTCAAACGCGCTCTCGAACATGTAGTACTCGACGTTTTTCCCGTTACCGACGCTCATCCAGAAGCGGCCATAACGCATGGTCGGGAAGTAGACTCGACGCGCAAGCGCCTCCTTGTACATGAACTTGATGCGCGAAACGGCTTGCTTCTGAGTTTCGGTGTTTAGACCTGCCTTCGTAATACGGTTGATGGTCAGAATATAAGAGTCGATCAGGTTACGGCGATATGCGTCCCTAGCCAGCTTGAAGATTTCCAACCCTGCATTGCCACCGTTTTCGCGCCGCATAAGCTCACGCTTCGCGGCGTAGACCTTACGGATATCCTCCAAACGAGCATCGAGCTTGGCCTTGGACGCCTTCTCCTTGATGAGCAGCTTCGTCTCAGCGTCAATCTTGGCGTACTCCTCGGGTGTAGCGGCCAGCGTTGGATCAACATCATGATAGTCAGCCAGCTTGGTAAGCACGTTGAGGATGTCGCTCCCCTTGGGGAAAGCCGTCATGAACTTCATCCATTTGTTCTGGATGACGCTTGTCTTCTCAAGGCGCTTGTTGCGGTAGACCGTCATGTCGTCGATCAGCTTATTGATGACCGCTACGTTCTTGAGGCGGTCTCCCACCCACCGGGTAATGTCGTCGGTGGGAAGAAACGGCAGCATGGCTCTCTTGGCCTGCGGCGTCAGGCTATCGCGCAAAGCGCGCAGCAAGTTCATCGGCCCCTGATAAGCACGGGAACCAAAGAACATCTCGCCTACGCTGTCGCTCAGCTCGTGCGTGGTCCTGCTGCGTATAAGCTTCTTACGGAAAGCATCGTCACGCCGTTGCAGCAGCCCAGCCTCACGCATGGCCCATTTGAGCTTGGCCTGATTGATCTTGATGACGCGCGGCTTCTTGGGTTTTGGACCGGGCTCCGGAGCAGCGCCAATAGGCGGCTTTGGTGGTTTCGGCGGCTTCGGCGGCTTACCAGCGCCGCCTGCCTTGGGAGCGGGCTCAGCTTCAACTGTGATTTGCGGCTCGGGTGCAGGAGCAGGCGCAGCGGCGGGAGCAGCCGCAGCGGCGGGGGCAGGCGCAGCGGCGGGAGCAGGCGCAGCGGCGGGAGCAGGCGCAGCCTGCGGGATAGGTTTACCGGCACGGATGGCGTTAAAGATAGGGCGAACCGTATTAGCGAACTCGCGCTGTGTAAGCCCGCCGGGGATAGCGGCAACGGCAGCGATGAACTCGTCTTGCGCCTTTTTACCAATATCCTTCCACGCGGTCGGAGGCTTGCCTTTTACCTGTTTGCTCAGCACGGCCCAGATGCTCGGTGCTTGCGCAGTGGCCCCAGCCATGGCGTCCGCGTCATATTCTTCAGCTGCCGGAGCTTTCAGCGGCGGCGCTTCGCGTCCTGCCACTTCATATAGGCGTTGGCGCAGTTCCAGCGCGCTGGGCACAGGCGCACCTTGCTTAGCGGCTTTTTCTACAGCCTCTGCGTCCATACTGAACTTCTGGTATTGCTCGGAAGTGATATACCCCGGAATAGGGGGGCCCGGAGTTTCCGGCACAAGGGACCGGGCTTCCGTATCTAAATCTGCGTACGTATATGTAGGCGTAGGCGCAGCGGCGGGTGCAGCTTTGGGCGCAGCTTCAGGTGCAGCTTCAGGTGCAACCGCTTCGGGCAGCGTGACCCCGTACTCAGCCATTTTCTGCTGAGCGATTGTTTCGGGGTTAATGGTCTCCCCCCGCTTCACGCCATTAAGGACAGCCGCAACCGTGGTGTTATACGCCTTCTGGACGTTCTCCGGCAGGGCTTTCATCTTCGGGGAGTTGAACCCCTCAAGCCCAGTTATCTTGGAAAAGATATTAGCCACCACAGGGGCTATGGCGCGCTGCTTAGTTACGCTGGTATCAGCAGCGTAGGCCGGTATCAGGTCCGGATAAAAGTCTTCGGCGGCCTGCGTTTCGGGTGCAGCTGCGGGCTTACTTGCGCGCCGCTGGAACTCAGCCTCAATTTCTGGAGCAAAGTTTGCAGCAAACTGCTGCATATCCAGACTGTCTCGGCCTTCACCCGCGATGTACCGGTCAACGTAAGACTGGACAGTCATCGGTTCAGGGGTAGCTACTGACGCAGCAGCCTGTTCTGGAGCACGCACCGCATTTCTCACGCGGTCTATATTCTCTCGTACCTTATCCAGCGTGTTTGCTTGGCTGTTTTCCGCCGGAGCCATTCCCTGATTAATAAAGTCTATATGCGCTCCGGTGGCCTTCACCTCCGGTATAGACGTGTCGTTCCGAATATCGCCAACGGTGTTGTCAAGCTCAGCGGCGGCGGCACGGAGTTCCGGGCTACCGTAGTAGTCGTTGATTTCCGCTTCATTGGTTTTGTTGATCCAGCCATCTTGGCCGATACCAAAAAACGGGTACCACCTACCCGCCGCCACACCTCTCTTACCCCCAGAACCCGTACTGAGGTAGAATGGCAGCATGACACCATTTACGCTGCGCATCACAATCATGCGCCCGCTATAGTTAACTATTGGGGAAGTCCCCGAAGAAGGCACAGAGCGCTGATTAGCGTCATCCCACGTAAGAGTGTCGTATGGGATAGGCGTCAGTGTACCGTCTGCTCCTGCTTCAGGCGCAGTTCCTTCTTCGACGGCACTGGGAGCGCTAGTAGGCGTAGGCGCAGTGTCAGCGAGTGCAGGCGCCGTAGCCCCAACCGCCGGTAGCCCCTCCGTAATATCCTCGACGCCAAACGCCACGGCGCCCAGCCCGTCCTTGGGCTCGACGATGCCAGCCTTCATCGCCGCCGAGATCTGATCCGGATCTTCCGCAAACACATTGCCATTGGGATCTACCAATAGGACGCTGCCGTCCTCGTCCAAGCCCTGATACGTGTACTCCTGCGGTCCGCCCGGCTCCTGCAGTGTGATCTTCCCACCAACCGGGCCCAGCGCCTGCGAGAGTGCACCCATGTTAGCAGGCGGAGGCGGCGGCGGAGGCGGCGGAGGCTGTGCAGCTGCCTTACTAGCAGGCGGAGGCGGGGGCGGAGGGGGCGGAGGCGGGGGAGCGCCTTCTTCCTCAGGCCCCCGCAGCCCGCTTATAGCGCCGCCAACGCCACCCATCGTCCCACCAAGAATCAAGCCAGCCGCCCCACGGGCACCGAGCCCTTCCGTCAGCGCGACATTCGGATCAATGGCCTGCGCCCCAATATTTTCAGCAAGACCCTGCCCGGTTTCCTCAATAAGTTCTTGGCCACCTTCTCGGGCAAGACCCTCAGCGCCGCCACGGATGACACCCCGACGCAAGCCGCCAGTGAGAAGCGATGCTTCAAGGCCAAGTGGTCCAGTAACCGCCGCGATGGGGGCGGCGATGGCAGCAGCGCGGCGGGCGGCAGAAACAGCGGCAGATTCACGAGCTTCTTCAGGCGTCAAACCTTCCGCAAGGGCAGCCTGATACACTTCCGAACGCTCGACAACTTCTGCCGGCATTTGCTTCACACGCTCATACGTTGACTGCGCAGCATCGCCGGCAACGAGCGCGCTACCACCAGCTGAAGTGCCAACAACAGCGCCGCGATTGGCCGCGCGCCTCGCAGCCTGTTTCGCCGCTTCGACAGTCGCTTCCCTCGCTATCTGGTTTCTAGCCAGAGCAGTGGCAGCAGCACGTCCCGCGAGACCGGCGCCGCCTGTACCAACTAACGCAGGGAGTGTCTGAGCAACGCCAGCAGCCAGCGACAGAGGATCGGTCAGTAGTTCTTTGGCCTGCTGCCCAAAACCGGAGAGGAAGCCTTCCTTCCCAGCCTTTTCCACGCGCTCTGTCTGCTGGCGCTGGCGTTCACGGAAAGCCTCCGTCTGGAGCTCCTCGCCAAACTTCTCAACGGCTTTGCCAGCGCGCGTGGAGATGTTGTCCATATCTCCGGTAACGAGACCATAAAGGACGCCCGGAAGACCAATGACTTGGCTACCGACGCCACTAATAGCGGCGCCGCCCACATCGCGAATGAAGGAGGTTTCACCCTCTTCCTTCTTTTTCTTCGGTGGCGCAAACGGATCGTAATCGACCGGCTTCAGTGAGACTCCGCTTGAAGCTGGCGCGAACGGATCGTAGTCGACCGGCTTGTAACGGGCCATGTTTTACCCTCTATCACGAGACCAGCAGATATTTACCCGGTCTTTTTGGATCTGGCACGTAGTAATTACCATCGGAAGCCTTCCGGGCCCCGGCTACGGGAGGCGCACCACCGCCGCCGCCATCACCACCGTCAAATTCACCGCCTGCGATCATTGATCGAATGCGATTGCGATTCACAATTACCTCAGCAAGTTGCTGCTTAGCCTGCTGCTTGTCCGCAGAGGAAGTAAGCGGATCCTTCTGAATATCTTGAAGATTTTTGGCATCACGGTCAAGCGATGTCAGCAGAGTGCTGAGCCCCTTTACGCCAGTCCCACCACCGCTGCTGGTTTGACGACCTTGGCCGAGCTTAAAAGCAACCGAAGCCAAATTGTCTTTAATTTGCGACATGATCAACTGCGGTTCAAGTTTTGCCTGAGTAGTAGCCTTGCTAGCTGCCGCCTTACCGCTTTGGATCGTGGGATCAACAAGCTCCTCAGCCACGGCCCCTTGCCGTATTGCATCAACAATAGACAGAGCATCCCTCTGGATGTTGTTCCGCGATTTAACTAAATCAACGGCATCGGAACGAACCTTCTCGCCCAACTCAAACTGTTTCAACCGGGCCTCGTCACGCGCCTCACCCAGTTTCTCAATGCCTTCAAGGTTTTCACGACGGGCATCCCCGTAACTGCCGAAGCCAGCCTGCAGGACGCGTGTTATAGCTTCGATATCCGTCTCACCGCGACGACCTTGCGTCCCCGCTGCACCAGCAGCTAGCAGAGCTTGGAACGGTGAGCGAGCCTTGTCTTCGGCCAACAACTCTTCGCGACGCGCGATACGGGCTTCACGGTTCGCAAAGGTTTCCTGCAGTTCCTGCGGGATCGAGGCGCCCTCATCAGCTGCCTTCATCTCCAAAACTTGATTGGCAGCCTGACGCAAGCTAGTCAAAGTTGCTTTATCAACAGGAGAAATTGGCTTCTTATTTTTAGCAGCGT